GCAACGCCAACTTCAATGTTTACTTGGCCTTGGTCGATTAGGTACTGAGGGTTGTTCTCAGCATCAACCTTGACAAAGAATGCCTGGCTAGGAGTAGTGCCGCGTAGGCCTCCCTGTGACCAGAACTGTGTGAGGAATGAAGACACTGTTGCGTCTAGACGACGCCACAATCCTTCGTTGTTTGGCTCAAAGATAGCAAACTGAGTAAGGTCTGTAAGAGACTTACGTAAGTAAATAAGTGAACGACGTACTGGTACGTACTTATCAATGTAGCCTGCCTTAAGAGTTCTTGCTCCCATTACTACATAGCCTGAACCTGGAATAAAGCGAATAGCATTTACAGGCTTGGCAGCTGTGTTAAGGGAGTCAAGGTTTGCATTTGTAAGCTGACGTGTTGATACAACACCTGCAAGACGAGCCTGCAAACCAGCAGGTGCCTTGTAAACTCCACGAGAGTTATCAGTGGTAGAGATAAGACCTGCTATAGCAGCTCCAGCACCCACAGTTAAAGTTCTACCAGTGGTAGCACCAGGGGCTAGGGTTGGGTCTGTAATAACAAGAGGTGGGTAGTAGACAGCAGCTAAAGAGCTTGTTGTGTATTGGTTTGAAAGAGTTAGCTGGTCTGCTGGGGTGTTGTCAATTCCATCAACAACTACAAACACATCATCGCGACTTTCAGCGTAGCTGATTGCAGCATTGACAACGTTTACAGCTGTCTGACCTGGCAAGTTAAGAACCAAAGACTGAAGAACTGTATCAAACGCTGCAAGTCCTGCTGAGTATTCAGTAACTGAAACAGCGTTTCCAACTGTTCCACCAGCAAGTGGCTGGTTAACAACAACAGCTGGGTTTCTTGTGGTTCCAGTGTTTGAAGAGTTTAGGTCTGTCAAAGTTACGTAGTTAGATACCACGTTAACATTTGTTGGTGCGTAGCGTGCGTCCGATGCTGTCATTGATAGCTGAGTAAATGTCTCTACAACGTTAGAGTCTGTTGTACCGCCGCTATAGACAACTAGGTCAAAGTATCCAGTTTCAACAGAGTTAGAAATAGAGATGTTTAAATCGTTACCCCAACGACCAGGGTTCTTAGCAGCTACCTGAAGAGTTGCTGAGGCGCTAACAGCTCGGTCATTAAGTGAGCGTGTAGAAAGGCCTGGGCTTGCTGCAACACGTGTTACGTAAAGCGAGCTTCCGCCGTTTGAGAAAAACATATAAACTGCAAGTGGTATAGAGTTGTTGGTGTAAAGATTCCAAGAACCAAATAGTGTTACGTACTGGTTCCAAGAGGTTACAAGTGTAGGCGTGTTAATTGGGCCGCGGTCGTCTTCACCAACAAAAGCTGTAATAAACTCTGAGTTGGTTCCAGCGATTGGCTGAATAGGGTTTAACGTTTCTTGAACGTATACCCCAGGGCGTTGAAAGGTCATTTAAATTATCTCCTTAAATAGATTATACGTGGTTGCCGTTTATTACAAGATTTCGTAGACCGAAGGGATAGACGTCTGGTTGTTTACTGGAAGGTTAAGATTGACACGAGTAACTGCAGGTATTGCAGCAGCTGCTGTTGCTGGGGTCATTTCGCTAACCACCCTTAATGTAAAGACGTTACGTAGGAGGCGTCGGTTTCCACTTTCCGCATCCTCAAACGTATCTCGCTTTGCATATCCATCCACGAACATAGACCGCTTGCTGTACTCAGTTCCTAACTGATTACTTACAGGCAGTACGCCGTACTTGGCTGGAAACTTATTCCACATTTGAAACAGGATAGCCCTGTCATGTCGTGGGTGTCTTGCATATGTTGTAAGCTGATAAATAAGGTCGTAAGCAATTGGGTAGTCATACTCGTAAGCTAGACCTGGCACAGCTGTAATAGTTCCACGGTAATCTCCGTCGTGTAACTTTCCTTGAACCTGGCGGTCGTTAGCTGGAACAACATCAATCAAATCTATTGTTACAAAAGGGAACTCTTGTGCGCGAGCTTCCACATCTGGATACCCAAACCAGACCTTTACAGGACGGGTCTTAATTGTTTCAGTAGGGCCGTTATTAGCAGCCGACTTCTCATCAGCAACGACCATACCCTGAAGGTAGTTCTTGATTGCTTCATCTTCCGCAATAATAAATGGGCTACCCATGGAACACCTCGTCTTCCATAACCATGCGGTCAAGAAGCTCGTTGTCTATGATTTCATCCATAAAACCGTGTAGTCGGTAATTCAAGCCGCGCATAACAGAGGTCGGGGCGGACTTATTAGGCTCACCGTATTCTAGGTCCCATGCTTTATCGGGGACGTTGTAGTTTAAATTAGAACCGTCAAAGTTAACTGACATTTGAGGGATTACATCTGATGGCCAGCCAGCAGCTACTGCACGCTCACGAAGAGCTGCAGTCATTTCTGATGAACCTTCGGAGGCCTTAGCCTCTACGAGATTGTCTACGCTTAGCAACGTGTCTCCCCAGTAGTACATTTGCGACAGTCAAAGCTCCCAAAGCTGCAGTGACAGCATTACCAGGAATGGCCTTATTAATCTCGCGTCTGAAGTCTGTGTCAGATGCTGAGGATACTTTTTTAGGCATGTCCATCCTAGATTTCGCAAGGTACAACGCAGGGGGTAAAGCTTTGAATCCCGCATGGATTCACTATAAGGATAAAGCAAAGGGCCCCTTTCGGGGCCCTAAGCGTATTACTTCTTTTTAATCTTCTTGATAATCTTGGCGTCAATCTTCTTATCTTCAGCCATGGTCTTAGGCTTCTTCTTAGCTCCGTGAGCCTTGTCAGCCTTCTCAAACTTTGCCTTCTGAGCTGGGGTCATACCCTTGGTCATCTTGGCATCTTTCTTCTTATCCTTGGCCTCTGTGTACTTGCCGAAGTTAAAGGTAGCCATTACATGCCCTTCTTTCTAACCATTGAGGACTTCTTGCCTTTTGCTGGAGCAGCCTTCTTAGCGAACTTCTTATTAGCAGCTTGTAGGGTCTTCATACCATGCTTGTCTTTTGGCTTACCGCAGCCACAGGTGGCGCACATTACTTCTTCTTCTTCTTTCGTAGGGCAGCGAAGTCTGAGCCTTCTAGCTTGCCGTCTTTATCCATATCAAGTTTCTTCTGCTTAGATGACATGCCCTTTGGAGCCGCCTTCTTAGCGACCTTCTTAGCAGCCTTCTTCTTTCCCATACATCCACATGTAGCACACATATTACTTGCTCGCTTTCTTTGGTTTGGAGACTTTCTTTTTGCCAGAACCTGCGGGGACGCAGTTCGGAACTTTCTTGCCACCCTTAGTCTTCATACCTACTTGGACGTAGCCGTCCCAACAAGGGTTAGTATCTTTAGACATTATGCAAACACGCTTGAGTAGAGAACGGATACAGCGTTAGCGCCAGTAGAGGTAGCCGCGATACCGTAGAGCTTATCGTCCGCATTTAGTCTGATGCTATACACAGAGTCCTTCTTTACTGTAAGACCCTTGTCTACGCCGCTGGTTGCAACAGTGATGTCGCCGATATAGATGCTGTTGTTATCGTCATTAACGATTTGAACAGTTGTATCTGGGTTCTTAGCGTGGATAGTAGCAAGCAAAACTGGGCTTGTTCCTACTGTAAAAGCTTGGTGAATAACTGCCATGGCGTCTCCTATTTAATATACCCAGCAAGTGCCAGGAACTGTGGGTCGTTGACCATTTCGTCGGCCATGACCTGCATACATTCTACAACCAAGAGGGTGAATCTTTCAGCAACAATGCCTGCCTGTTGGATGTAATAAGGGCGATATACCTGGCCCTTCCATAGGATACGGCCACGAGCTTGTAGGTCTGGGTTACCAATAACCCCTGGTGCAATTTTCTCTACGTCTTCAGCATTAAGGGTGAGGTGTAAAGAGTCTGCGCCGTAGTAACCGCGTTGACTGTTCTTTACTCCACCTTGTTTAATTACGGCTCTGACAATTGGTAATTCAAATGGGCCTCGCCACATACGACCACCAGTTGCGGTAGATAGGTCTTGTCCTACATCATAAATAGGGTCAAGCACGGTAGCAACAGGGTCCCAGATAAACCATTGAGCGGTAGTTCCTACAGGCCTCTTGAGGTCTGCGTCTACGCCTTCTAGTACCTTGTCGGTTTCAAAGTCTGCATCAAAGCGACCGCCTGGTGCGTGAGCTCTCAATCTTCTACCGCCTTCTTGTAGAGTTCAAGGTTACCGATTATGCGCTCATCTGTAGGGCTTAACTCTGCTGCAATGGTTCCGTATTCAAGGGCTTTATCCTTTTCTCCTAGCCAGAATGCACATACAGCAGCTAGGTCATAGGGAGTTGCGCCCCAGGCAAATGCCTCATTTAAATAGTCCATGCTTTTGTTTTTAATATTAACTGCCTTCTTAGCCCACATGTAACACTCTTCAATACGACCACTGTCATAGTGATACTGTGCCAGCTCTACGTAAGCTTCTCTTTTGGCAGGCTCCTCTTGAACAGCAAGCTTCCACCACTTAAGCTTTTCTGCTTCATCTGTAGAACACTTAGCTATATAACGCATAGAGGACGCTCGCTCTGCTTTCCATAGCGCCTTAGGCAAAGATAGATGGCGTTTAAATTGGACTAGGGCTTCTTCTATTTGACCGTGAAAGAATAACTCACGTGCGTAGTAGTAGGCGTTACGGTCGTTGTGCGGGTCTTCTTCTATAGATAACTTAAGCAGAGGGAGGTATTGACCACGAGACTTGCTGTCATCTGCCTTATGCCATAGCCCTAGTTGACTCCAGTATTCTTTCTCAACTAAACGGTCTGTATATAAACACTCGTGTACAGGGTGTTGCCATCGGTATCCGTGACGTGCATGAATCTTATCTCCAGCAAATGTTAGGCCTGGTGTCCCATCTGGGTTAAAGTTCCAAGTGTAGTTGTAGCGTATACGGGTAGAACCTGCAGGTATCTTTTCCATCTCATCTCGCCAGCCTGGTTCGAGTACCTCATCCATATCTAAAGAGATGCAGTAGTCAATATCATCTGGCAGTAGGGCAAGGGCTGCGTTACGAGCGTCATCAAATCTCCATGGACGTACGCTTATTGTGTGAACAGTGATACCTAGTTCGCGGGCTTTCTCCACAGTACCGTCTGCCGAACCTGTGTCAGCAATCATTAGGTAGTCTGCTTCTTTTGCAGACTCGTACCAACGTTCGACAAACTGTGCTTCATTTAATGCGATGGTGTATACGGCTATTTTCATATATGAATTGTATCCTTAAATAGAAAAGCCCCGCCAGTCCCTGAGGACGGCGGGGAGCTATTTCTAATCTATATTAGACGAGGGTTGCAAACTCAAGGCGTCCGTAAACAGTTACTCCACCGTCTGGTGAGTAGAAGCTTAGGACTGATGCGTTTGTACCAGATGCGAGAGTTGGAGCTGAGCCACCATCCCATGTGACACCGTTGAACGCAACTGCGTTAGCGCCACGGTTACGAACCTCAACCTGCCAGCGAGTACCATAACCAGAAGGCACGCCTGTCCAGTTTACGGTGACTGCGCCAACCAAGTTAGTGATTCGGATAAATGAACCATTGGTTGGGTTGATAGCTAGTGTACCTGTTGCTGCCGAGAAGGTCTGAAGACGGCCTGTAACACCTACGTTAATGTAGGCATCATTAGACTGTGCTAGAACTGTTGGCTGTGATGAAATGGCCATTGGTTACTTGCCTTTCTTTGAAGGTTCTTCTTCTTCTTCAGCAGGTGCTTCGATTGCTTCAAAGCCAGAGCCGTTCCAAAGTTCTTTTGCTGCTTCAGGTGTGCTTGGTGGGAACCATACGCCATCAACGCGGGTCCAACCACGTGATGGTTCTGGTGATAGGCCGTCAACCTGCACGACTTCGAAAAGAAGTGCAAGAGGTCCAAGGGAATCAATATCCTCAGCAACCTGTACTTGAGTAATGATGTTGTCATCAACGAGTGCGAATTTAGCCATTTTCTATCTCCTTAGAGGGTTGCCTTGTCGAACCAGCGAATCATAGCGTAACCGTCTGCACCGTTACCGCCGAAGCTCTGGTATCCGTAATACTGGCAACCACCGAAGTCTAGGTCAACAACGTCACCAGCATCCATGTATAGGAGCTCCCATGTTACATCAAAGAATGATGCATCTGCTGGAGCTGCCAATGTCTGCCAGATACCTGATGTTGCACCCGCTGCACCTAGGAAGGTGACGGTGTTTGTACCAGAGAACTGGATATCAAATGGAGGGCGGTCTTCACGAATGATGACGTTACGGTCATTCTTCCAGCGAACTGTTGGACGTACACGCTTTGGTAGACCAGTGAACTGTGACGATGTAGCACCGCCAGGAGCAGTGGTTAGACGCGCAGCCACACCAGGGAATACTAGTGGAATACGTGGAAGGATTGGGAAGGACTGCCATGAAGTTGTAATCTTTGCGTTACCAGTATCCTGGATGGTCGCACGTAGAACGTTTGAACCATAGAAACCAGCCTGTGCTGAGATTACAGTAGAAGCATTGTAAACAGGGTTCCACTTGAAGAACTCAGATGTTAACGCTTCGTAGTTCACAGCTGCGTTTGCAGAGTTGTGAGTAAGAAGTGTGTTTGGTGTGTTAGTCCAGTTAGAACCACCACCACCGCCACCTGCTCCAGTGTTAGCAATTGCGTCAAGACCACGAGCGTAGTAGTCAGGTGTAGTAGAAGCCTGGGTTGCCAACCATGTTGGAGCACCCTTACCGCCACCATTCTGACCAATACCAGGTGTAGCTTGGTTAATAGAGTTGTTAGCATTCCAGCCAGCTCCACCGCCGCCACCAGCAAGTGGTAGGCCTAGAGTTGAACCAGAGTTAAGACCATTAAGAAGAACACCAGGACCACCGTGACCAGCTTCACCTTGAACGTGGAAGTTGTTGGTACCAGAGTTCCATAGAGCGTATCCACCTTGGTGTCCTCGCATTGGCCATGTCTGCATAGAACCACCTGCGGTTGTGCGGTATCCGTCAACAGAGTTACCACCAGTTACACCAGTACCGTAGATGCGTGCAGGCTGACCGTAGCCACCTGCTCCAGCGCCACCACCAGCAAGGGTAGTTGTAGTGTTAGAGTTCTGAACAGCGTGACCGCCGTTGTTTCCGCCTTCAAGGCCATACTGCCAGTGTGTAGAGTTAGAGTTAAATGTACCTCCACCTCCGCCACCTTCTGCAGCAACAGTTCCAAGAGATGAAACAATTGGAGTCATGCCTGGCTGACCAGCATAGAAGTAGTTGACGTTATCAACTTCCTTGTATGTAGTAACAGTTGCTGCTGGCTCTAGCTGTGGGGCAAGGATATGGTATTCGATTGCTGAACCTGTAGCAGACTGAGCGCCGTTAAGGTTCATGATACCAAACTTAGCCCAACGAGCATTTACTGGCGAGGTTGCGCCATTAACTGCAAGACGTACTGGGTAAGTAGTCGCTGGCATCT